CTAAAAGCCAAGACTGCTCCGCGCTCGCTCTTCATCAAGCGTCGCTGTCAGAGCGTCTACTTTGCCCTCCAAACGCCGGATTTCGTCTTGAAGATCGACGATGCGCCTCTCATAACCATCAATCAGCATCCGGATCCGTGCGTCGACCAATGCCGCCATTGACGCCCGGCTGTTGAATAAATGTCCAAGGGCAGTTCCGATCGAACCGACGACAAGTCCTCCGATTCCAGTCAGCGCAGCCCAATAATTACTGTCCCCGACATCTGCCGCCATGGCACTCTCCATAAATAATTAAGCAAAAAGACCATCTGGTTTTCTGTGTCATCAAGTACGCGGCGGCGGCGTGTATCTCATGAGCGGAAACAGCCCTTGATTGCAGCGGCAATGGCTGGCAGCGTAAACAGGACGAGCCAGCCGAGCGTTGCAAAGAAATCGCTTTTAGTCATGTCACCGCCTTCGCCACGCAGCGGACCCAGCTTGCGAAGATCGCCGTCACCTCAGCGGAGATGACCTAGTCGAGCATCTCATGCTGCTTTCAATTCGGCCATGCGCTGCTCGAGAACGGCGAGGCTGATCCCAGAAGGTGTCATGCCTTGCTTGACCCAGGACGCGGCGATCACAGCATCGGCTGTATCGAAGTAAAGCCGGAAGGCATCCCAGCTCACCGGGACGAGTTCTCCCCAGGTCCAAACGTATATGAAGTCCGCGTCGTATTTCTCGGAACAGACGCAATGGCCGCCCCAGGAGTAAGGCTGCCAACTGGGATCTTGTGCTGAGTAACCGGAAAGTGTCCATTTATCGGCCTGCTGCCAGGCCAGCGGAAGGCCGACGCCGAGATCCACTACGCCGAACCAGTCGACCGAGCGTTTGACATTGGTGAAATCATTTACATCAATCGCCGCGGTGCCGGCGAAGTGATGGTTGAACGCACCATGCTTCATGACATAGGTGAGAACATCCTCGATGACGGCGCCTTTGTCGGTCGGGTTCTCCCCGCTGGCGTCTTTCGGCGCGTTCGGATCATATCCAGTAATTGCCGAGTAAAGCGCAAGCACCTGGCCGGTCGAAGGAAACCATTCCTTGTCGTAAGCAGCCTTGAGTGCGCCGGCAATGATATTGGCGACGGCGGCACAGGTGCAATCGCCTACTGCGTCATTACCGAACACTGGCCGCTTTGTTGCACCCTCCGTCCAGTCCGCCGCAGGCGCGGGAGCTGGGAGATCGGCGCCGAAAAGTTTGGCGAAGGCGACGCGCTTTGAGCGTTCAGCCGGGTGCGGCCGGAGTGCGCCGAGTTTGTGATTACGGAAATCAGGCATGGATCGAGTCTCCACTGGGAAAACCACGCAAATTGTTTGAATTGGATCAGGCTGCTCAGAGGCCAGGGAAGATCATCGGCACGACCGTGTTGATCGAGGTGACTCCCGTCACGATGGCACCGATGAGATTTGCCGTGTTTTGCTGGAGGGCCTGCGCGGCCGGGGCACACGCGACTCTGAGCTGGCCATTCGGCAGGAGATCAGCTTGCAGGATGGCGAAGGTCTCAATGTCGGTCGCGAGGTGGACTTTCAAAGAAGGGGCGGCTTGGTTGGCTGCTGCGGTGGCGTTGACGGCCTGAGCGAATGTGAGAAGCGCCTGCCAGCATGGCGTCACGACGGTTTCTTTTGCCTGTGTACCGACAGCGATAGCCTGCTGCAAATCGGGGATCGCCTGCCCTGATGCCCAAACGGCGATCTTATCCGCCAGCTGGTCAGGAGTAAGAAGAGACAGATTGAAGGTCAGCTTTGATGGCACCGGTTTGGTGACATGATGCTCCTTCGCTGGAAGGCGTGGATTGATCGCGGATTCCGCAGCAGCAGCTCCGATCAGGCCGGAGATGCAGACAAGCGCGAACATCACCCGCAAGAAGGGATGTTTCATTGAACGCTCCTGAGGAAGGGAAGTTGAGATTGGCTAGAGCTTTATTTCGCGCCGCCGTCTTTTGCGAAGATCAGACCGATGCCCGTGAGGGCGGCGGTTTGATCCGCATCGCTAATATGTCCTGAATGCCAGGTATCGAGCGCGGCCCAGGCAAGGAGGGCAAGCCCGGTCAGGCTCGTTTTCCAATTGATCACGATGGTCATTTTGCAAGCTCCTTATCGAAAGCCTCGACTCGCTGGTCATGGCGCCACGCCTTGAAAACTGCGGAAACTATGACGAGGATGGTTGCTGCCAAAACGAAGATCAGCGACTCTGCCGTTGGTGAGAGCACGGCGAGAACACCCCCTGCACTAGCGGCGATAACTACGGCATCACCGGCCGTCTCGCGCTTACCGGCAGCGTCGCCGCGGGCGGCCTTCAGGGCGGTATTCGCATCGGCCATGCACATGCGGAGCGCCGTTGCCTCACAAGCCGCAACCCGCGCGCCCCAGCCCTTGCCGAAGCGGCGCCAGTTCCTGAGCCCATGCAGAATCGAAAGACGGTAAGCGCAAATGTTTCTGATCAGCGTGCGCGCTGGAATCTTTGGGCCTCCGCAATGGCCGAGAACATCGAGTGCCGTGCGCGGGCCGGAATTGACCGCGAAATCGTAGACCGCGAGATCGACACCGGCTGGAAGCGAGTCTCCGCCAATGGCATCCCAAAATTCCTCGCGGAAGATCGCCGCACGCTCGGACGCCAGACTTTCAAAAACATTCTTCGCCGGGAGCCCTTGCCTTCGCCGCCACGCGTCATAAGTAGCCTGAGTGATACCGCACATTGTCCGGCCGCCGGGATCGGCAGGGTTATCCGCACGGCCGCCTTCGTAAGCTTCCGTGAAGGCATAGCAGTTCTTGTAATTTGCAGCTGTCATGCTTGCTCCAATAAAAAGCCGCCTCGAGGGCGGCCGTTCAAATTTGAAAAATGTGGAAATAACTCAATCCGCGATGATATTTGCATCCTCGTTGCGGCTGCGCAGGTAATTGTCCCAGTCGCGTTCGAGCTCGGGTTTGTTCCCAGCCCATTCGATCACGCCAAAGGTGTTGCGCTTCAAGTCACGATAGGGGTCGAAGCCATGGCGCAGGAACATATCCCAGCGGCTGACATAGGCCCTGGATTTCTTCGAGCCGTGGAAATTGTGCTCGATAATGCCTGGCACATAGCCAAGCTTTTTGTTGGCATGGGTTAGCGCGCGATGTTGCCAGGTTATCACGGCCTGCCGGTAGCTCGGCATAGTGCTGCCCGGCATGGATTTCTCGGCGGCCCCTACAAGGCCGAGCGCCATGTGGTGATCGCCTGAGCCCATCCCGCCGAGTTCAAAGAGGCCGCCAATGCGGTCGAGAATGTCGCGGATCCAGGCCCAGGCAAAGCCGGAATGGGCATAAGTGTAGGGGCCACCGTCGAATGTCCAGAAATTCGGTCCCGCCGGCACAACCGGCTTGCCATCGTGGTAGAGGCTGCAGAAGCTCGTATGAACCTGGATGAGCGAATCATTCGGGCCGAGATCGAGCGCATTCTTCCACGGCTGGATTACCGGGTAGAGCTGTAATGCCTCAAGCGTCTCATAGGCCCATCCGGGCTTGCGGAAATGGATGTCGGCGTCAAACGTGCCAATATATTTGGCATTCTGCGGAAGCTGCGCGATACCGATATTGAGCAGGCATTCCTTGTTCCAAGCTAATGTCGTCGCGCGCACCGGGATATGCGTCACGCGATCGGAAGCGAGATCAGCGAGCTCGTAAGGCCGCGCGCCGTAGGCGCATTCGACAACAGTCACGTGGACCTGCGGCTCATTGATCCAGTCGAGGATGGCGTTGATGGCGAGCCGCGTGCGGGACGCCCAGCGGATCGGATTGGCGACAGCAGTGACGATGTGCAGCGTAGCATTCTTCATGCGGGCCTCTAATTGAGACGGCGGATGGAAACTGTGGCAACGCCTGGAAGGCGGATGGATCGTGCGGCGCCTTCGGACAGATCAAGGCAGCGGCCGGTCCCGCGTGCCGGGCCGCGATCATTGATCCGCACAACAACGCTGCGGCCTGCGTAGGTCACAAGAAGCCTGGTACCGAACGGATGTTTCCAGCTCGCGGCGGTCAACCCATGCGGATTGAACCGCTCGCCACTGGCGGTGAACAACTCGCTCTCGTACCCATACCAGCTCGCGCGGCAGACCTCCGCATGGCTAGGCGCAAGCGCGCAGAGCCACGCAGCGAAACAGAACATCAATCTCAATGGCGGAACTCAATTCACCGTGAGAGTCACGAGTGCGGTGCCGACGCCGGTGCCATTCATCGCAGTCAAAGCGAGATAGTAGGTTCCTGCTGCCACTGGAATCCCGCTGATTACGCCGGTTGTTGAGTTAAAGGAAAGACCAGCTGGCAGCGAGCTTACCCACCCAGCGCCAACAGCAGGAGCTCCCGAGGCCTGGTAGCTTGTTGGCGAATTGCTCGCCATGATCTGCAAGCTAAAAGGCTGGCCGTGTGTTCCCGTGTAGGTTTCAGAATTTAAGACAACAGGAGCCGTCGCGGCATTCGGAAAGCCAAGGTAGGTCTGCACATTGTCAAACGCCACTCCGTTTGGTGCAAAGCCCTGCTGGAAATAGGTCAGATCAAGCTGGCCTGAACCCATAAGACCGGAGCTTTGTGATAGGCAAGTGCCGCCATGCCCGCATGGAATGGTAACAGCACCAAGAAGCGCGCCAGACGAATTATAAACCGATAACACTTGCAGCGGCGGATCGGTCGTTCCATTGCCTGCCTTCAGATAAGTGGCTGCAATCGTATACCAGCCGCTTTGGGTGATTTTTGCAAATGTTGCTTGACTGGCTGCAACATAGTTGGCATCGCCGGACCAGCCAATTTCAACAGTTCCGGTTGATGGAACCGAGAACAGTATGTTCGACTCAAGTCCATAATTAGGACTGCCGCTTGTATCAAGGACATTTGGATCTTCATTAAGCTCAAAGGCCGCATTTCCAGTGTTTACCGGAGGTGTCCAAGCGCCTGCCCCGCTAACAGGGATGTAGAGCGCGATTGATTGTGTGAAAGTGCCTTGGTAAGGCGGATAGGGTGAAGCGATGAAATCGCTGTTGTTAGCGGCTGCTTGGCCCCCGAAATAAGAGGCCATTGCGCAACCCCAGCTCGAATTATCGGGCGTTGCGATGGCATATTTGTTGCCGAAGGAAGCATTCGGTGCGTTGATGCTGCCAAGGGGGCTGCATGAACCATAGGCATAGGTTGTCAGGGTCGCTTGCGTTGTGCCCCCGCATTGGAAGGGAGCAACGCCAGCAGAATTTGTCTCAAATCCCTGGAAGAACGGAATCTCGCCAGCGGTTGCCGAAAGAGCCGTGATCTGCAAGCCGTTAAAGATTCCATAGGTGTTTACACCTGAATACTGCCCGGCTGGTGCCTTCTCCGGGTTTGCCGTGTAGCTGATCGTCAATGTCCCGGTGCCATCCGCTACAGCGTTGAATACAACGTAATTAACCCCCAAGGCAAACGAGCCTGTGCCAAACCCAGTCGTCGAATCTCCGCTACCGGTGGCAGGAACGCCAGAGCCTTGCGTGATCGAGAAGATCGTCCCACGATAAGCATAGCCGCCATTTTGCCCATAAAGATAGAGCTGGTAGTTCCCATTCGGCGTGAGACCCGTCAGAGTGACGGTCTTGGTGTCGTTTTCTGCCAGAAAATACCACGAGAGCAAATTAGGTGTCGTAGCTAAATTGTGGAGTCCGTCATTAGTAAATGATATTGCGACTCCTGTGGCCGGTGAACCATCAGAATAGACAAGTGAACTTGTCGGTGAAGTCACATCATTCCATACCGGGCTTGCTACGCCATCACCGGTATAGACACCTTGTTGTCCATTGATGCTATAGGCCGTTCCACTAAAATTTATGTCGATCGTTTGTGCTAAAGCCGATGCGCACAGGAGCCACGAAAATAACCCAGCTCCGAGCAATTGCTTTATCATGATTTGTCTCCATAAATGAAAAAAGCGCCCGGAGGCGCTGCTTGCAATTCCTGTTATTATATTTTCACTTTACACGATTACCTCTGAATAACCGCAGTTTTGTGTACCTGAGCCCATTCCAATCGTGACATTGACATTCGAGAATGCCGCTGAAAACGGCTGATATTCTGCCAATTCGTAAGTAGCGGTTGTGATTTGAGTGAACCCCGATCCTGCAGATGGATTTGCAGTGCTCCCAAACCAATAATCGCCGAACAAGACGCCTGCTGTTTGGGTTGTGGAAATCTGGGCGACGCTCGACGCCCCTGTAACAGTCACAGGCGGCTGCGGGAGAGAGGGCGTTGTGCCGCCCTTCGACCACACCAATGCGGTAATATTGTAGACAACTCCGGCGCTGCCAGAGACCGTGACGATGCCGTTCGTTACCGGCGAGGCTGCGATGGCGTACCAGCTATATTGATAGCCGCCGCTTGGATGCATAATAACGCGCGCATTCCAGGTGAGCCCGGTGGTATCTGAAATAACTGGCGCTGTGCCGCTGTTAGTGATGCATGATACATAGATCATGCAGTTATTACCGGCTGTACTGATGGTGGCAGATATCGAAGATCCGTTGAGCGTCTGATTTTTCACGCTGCTTTGCAGCGTTACGCCTGTGCTTGCGCTCGTGATAACCGAAGTCGTGGAGCTCGCCACAGTAAGAGAACCGCCAGCACCGGTGCCCGTGACCTTCACGGCGAGCGTGTGGCCAATGTCCGAAGATTGCGCTGTGTAGGTAGAGTTTATCGCGCCGGAGATCGCCGCTCCGGTGTCGGCCCAATACCATTGGTAAGTGAACTTGATGGCATTCGCCCATGTGCCTTTCGAGGCCATGAGAACCTGTCCAGCTTGCGGGGTACCAGTGATTGATGGAGCCGTGGAGTTTGTTGGCGAAGGAGCTGCTGCTGGCGGCCCAGAGCCCCATGCAGGAAGGGCCGTTCCAGATAGAGTTCCATTGAACGCATTGAATGATTGATCGTGAAGCGTCGTGCCGCCACCCTCGCTGAAGTTGAAATAAAGCACGTTGTTGCTATCCACTGCAGGCGGTGCACCGGCCCACGGATAGCTCGCGAAGTATGAACTGCTGCGAGCGGCGTTGGAAAGTGCAAAAAAGTTAATAGAGCCAACGAACGCATATGTGCTCAATGATGAACCTGATTGATTACCTATGTAGAATGGGTTGGTTACACCAACGATTGACGCGGTTAGGTTATCATTGAGAATAGTCAAATTCGTGTCTTGAATTCCATCAACGTACATCTTCACGCCAGATGCGCTCGACGAGCCATCGTAAGAGCAGGCAACCATGTGGTGGCAGCCATCGCAAACATAGATGCTGCCAACTACATAGATTTGGTTACTTGTGTAGTTGTTGATTAGCCTGACAACAAGACATCCTGGATTTGTCTGTATGCTGCTGGTGATCCAAAACTCGTAGCATGGAAAAGGAGAAGCACCTGCGTTCGAGAAAATCAGGCCGCCGATCGCGCCGGATATACCGGGAGGTGAAGACAAGTTAATGCCAGCCATACACGACCATGGCTGAGTCCTATCCCATGCAAGCGCCGTATTCGCAGCGCTGCTGAGGCCAACATAGGAATTTTCAGGGAACGTGAGCTGGTAGGAGGATGGTCCGCTGCTGATTTCGGACACACTTAAATTCGTGACATTGCTTAGTGTCTCGGTGAGCGAAAACGTGATTGTAGTTGGCGAGCTTGGAGGTATTGCGCCAACTTGAAGTTGCCACGTGCCACTAACTTGCGAGATCTGGACAGCACCAGATGGAATGACGTTGCTAATAGTCAGGGCCGAGCCCGCCATTGTGCCAGAAATATTGGAAATAAATGTCCCTTGCGGCTCTCCGGCGGGGAACGAGCTTGCGCTGAGAGTGAGTGTTTGAAGACTGCTTGTAACACTCTGTCTCGTCCAGCCATTCGCTTCCAAAATCGGCACATCAAAGCTGAGGACAGGTATGAAGATGCCAGGAGAGGAGGAATAGGTGCGGCCGTTGAAGGAGATAGATTGTGCACCGCTAGCGGGCGGCGTCATGGCGACAGTGGACATATCGATTGCCCTTTTGCGAACAAAAAAGCCGCCCGGAGGCGGCTTGGAAAACGGATGCTATTTTTTGCTATGAGGCGGGCGGCGACAGGAGGATGTAATGGACCACGAACCTGATTGCCCCTGCCGTGAAATTTCCCGTGTTAGAAGTCAGGAGAAGAGAAACCGGCGAGGCGTCCCATCTGAGCTGATTCTGCCCGTAAATCACCGTGCTGCCCGCCGTCAGACTTGGGGACTGCCCGGAGGCAAAAAGCGTTGGGGAGCCCGTCACGCCGAAATTGAAAGTGCCGGTTGGGCCGGTGATCGTCGTGGTGACCCGCCAGCCTGCACCAATGATGAACTTGTAACCGGCAGGAAGCTGGACTACCGAAGTGTATGCCGTTACGCCAGTTGTGATCGTCTCTCCGCCGGCACCCGCGCTTTCGGCAACGGCGATCTGGGCGAGTGATCCAAACGGCATTTTTCGGCCATTGGCCGGGAATCCTCCGTTTGTCGCTCCGTCCTGGATGTAGATTTCATTGGTGTCGGTGGAGACGAAAAGTTCTCCCTGCGCACCGTGATTTGCTTGGATGTTGGCGAGAACATCACGCCGTAACTGAACCTGAACTGACATTTTAGATTCCTGCTCCCAAATCTATTTTAGCTAGCATTATGCCGTCCGTGACGATACCCCATTGGTCAGATTCCGTGACTGCCGCCGAGGCGGAGCCGAAGTCCAGGTTCTGGCCGAGCTGGAGGGCCTGGGTTACCGGACCGATTGGTGATCCCGCGCCCGTTGGCGTGTATGTGAAGACCTGACACTCGGCTAGGTCTTCAATAGCCTGCCCGAAGACGTTGAAGCTCTGGAGCTTCACATAGATCGTGACACCGATGAAGCTGGCCGGAAGCGCGTATTGAAAGATGGTGTCATCAACACGCACAAAGGGAGCGCCAATCGAATGGGCGGCGGGGGAAGTACCATCCACCCCGCGATAAAGGGTCGTCAGATTATAGGCATTCGCGCTTGTCAGAGTGGCGGTCTCATAAGATAGAAGTTCGTTGTCCACCAAGCATAGGGTTACGCCATTCTGGGCATCAACGGCCGTTCCGCTTGAAAGTGTTCCGCCGCTCTCCGCAAGATTGACGGAAAGTGTGTTCACTGTGTCCGGATTGCTGCCGCCTGGAGCCGGGAGAGCAGCCGTCAGATAGCCTTGCCGGGAAGGTCCGAGGATTTGCCCGGCCTGAGTGTAAGTGTTCCCATCAGTCGAGAGCCAGACGTTCGCGCCTCCCCAGTTCGGATCGGCTTTCCCAGCAACCCCCTCTGGCGGCGTCACCGCGCCGCTGGTCGCGAGCGTCGAGCCAATCACCGAAGTAAAAGCAGGAAGAAATGTCGGCTGGCCGCTCGGGGAACCTCCCGGCGCCTGCCACGCATATCCCGCGCCCCAAATGTAAACGCCGTCGCCGGCGGTCCCCGAATAGCTGTTGCTGAAGGTCGTTCCGCTGAGCGTTTCGAGATAGACGTAAAACCCTGGCGCGGCAGTCGCCGCCATCGTCGTATAGATGATGATCTGATACCAGCTCGATCCAGCCGCAAATTGCGTCATCGACGCCGTAACCCCGGCATCCGCCGCATAAAAGGAACTGGTGCCATTGATGCTGAAATCAGCGCCAACCTGCGCCGAGCCATTGAAAATGTTGAGCCGTACCGCGCTTCGCGTGTTTGCCTGCACAAAGAGAGAGAAAACGACGGTGCTGCCGGATGCAACGGACCCCGTGTAATTCTGATAGGTGTAATGGAGCGTTCCGCCCGCCGTCTCATTCAGGGCATAGACCGGCGCGACGCCTCCAGAAGCAGCGATGAAGACCTTGGGGATTCCACCCGTGAGCGAGGATGGCGGCTCGAAGATGACTGGCGGGTTAACGCGCGCGGGAACGGCACTCTGGTTTGTCGAATTTCCGGCACCTCCAGTCTGAATCTGATATCGCACAGGAGATGCAACGCCGCCGGGAAATTCCTCAGCCGTGATTGAGAGGATACCGTTGTCGTCTTCCTCGATTTCCGTGATGCGGACGGTCACATTGTTCAAGCCAAGATTGGAATCGGTGATGTTCACCAAATCCATCGGATCGAGCAGGCAATATTCCCACGAGAGCTTGAATTTGTAATGGTTGCGAATGTAAAGACCACGCTGCAGGATGAGCTGCGCGGCGACCTGCCCCACTTGCGGATCGCAGATTTCGTTCGCCGTGATATCTGGCGCCATGCGGAGCCCATAGGTCTCGATCGCGTTCTGATCCCACGCGTCGACCGGCATGTTCTGGTAGGAGTTCTCGTTCTCCCATATAACCCAAGGCTCATTGACATTGACCGGGAGCCATGACTGAATTCTCTGGTTAATCTGCAACCGGCGCCAGTTGTAGAGCGAGAACGGATCGGCGCGCGTGATCTCAACCGGGTCTTTTCCGTCCTCGCGGATGAAGTCGTCATCTGTCAGGCTGTAAACCGGCGTTACGTGCGGGACGAAGCTCACGCCGCCAGGGACCCATTTGTTTGGCGTCGGACCAACAATGGAATCACCGTAAGGGATGAAGCGCAAAAGGCCGCCCGACCACACTGCCGCCGTGTTTGTGATCTGGAGCCAGCGCGCGAGGATGGAGCTGGCCGTTTCGTGGTTGGTGAGCGCTGGGCTTATCGCGAGATAGGACGCGCGGCAATACCCCTGGTAGGAATTGTCCCACGATGCCGTTTGCGTCCCGGATTGTGTCCCGCTCGTGTTGATGGGGGTGCCCCCGTATGTCACGGACAGATTCGATGTCGCGCCAGAGGAGTTGATCACATAATAAACCGTCCCGGTTGATAGCCCGGCCGGGAGCGCGCCGGTTGTCATGAGGACAACGGCCGTGCCCGGCGCGGGAGCCGATGATGGCCATGTGATGACCGCTGGAGAACCAATAGAAATCGAGATTGTCTGAACGGAAGGAGAAAACAACGATGTGGCATCAATACTCGCGGCGGGGAAGCCGACGCCATACTGCGGGTTTGTCAGAAAGTCCTGAATGACTTGCGCCGGGTCTGCGTCACCGCCATTGATCCCGGAAGACCCAAAGAGGACGCCAAAGACCTCGATCGAGAATTGAGGGAGGTTGCCGCTCGACCCGAGATAATAGTTATAGGACGTGATATAGGCGAGGCCGTGATAGGAGAGGGCCTGTCCGGCGAAATAGGTGGTAAGCACATTCCACGGCGTCTGTGTTTGCGTGCCGTAGTAAACGGCCCAAATGTCGCCGCCATAGGTGTTCGTGACGTTCTGACCGGACCAGATCGTTCCGAGCCCTTGGATAGGCCCTTCACAGAGACCCATCTCGAAGGACGTGTAATATTGCCATGCTTGGCTTCCCGTACTTCCGGTGCTGCTGCCTCCTCCTTTTCCGCTACCTGTGTTTCCACCGGTTCCAGGTTCGGGATAACCATAGTAAGCATAAAAGCCACCAGTCCAGATGCAATTCGGCGCGATCTTGTTAGCACCCCAGACAATCGCGATCGGCACGTTATTGCCCGATGTCTGAATCTGAAGTCCCGTATAATAGGGAATATGACCATTATTCCGGTGTTGTTGAAGGAAGCCCATCAGGATGCCCAATAAGAAAATAGTTTCGGTCTGCGCCCCGGATTGCTCAACGCAAGATTGCCGGATACCTCATCCTCAATGACACCGCCAGCGGGCTGAAAGGCGTGAATAATCCTTATCGGACTAGAGCATGTCACAATGCCGCCATGGGAGTAGCACCTGCCGTAGCGGAAAACCATGACATCACCCGGCAGGGGAATTGCTACCTCCCTTGTTCTGTCGAAGATGAACCCGAGATAGCGCTCCTCGTTACGGTGCAGCATCCAGTCTGGCGGGTAGGGGCGCGGGTCGAAAGGCTCACAGAGGCCAGTGTCGACGAATACACGCACGAGCAGCATCCCACAATCGACCCCGGCTCCCTTAACATCTGCCGCGTGGTGATAGGGAGTCCCAAGCCAGGAACGCGCTTCGTCAACAATAATGCCTCGCTGGTTTCGCTCTGCCTCACGCATCAGTTTATTCCAGCGTCCCGTCCGGCGAATATTTCCCCTCGATATGCTTCACAACGGCTGCTTCCGGACCCGGCGGCGAGACGACGGCGACAAGTGCAATGACATGCTGGACATGTCCGGTCTGAACGGCACGCTGCCGTGCCATTTCGATCGCTTCCTCTTCCGTATGTGTAAGATCTTCAATAGTGCCGCCCGCTAATCCAAATCTGTTTCCATCCATTGTTTAACCCTCAGAAAAGAGTGAAAGTTGGCTGCGGCACATAAGGAAACCCGCGAAAATTTGAGAGGTTGTTGAAGCGATTCTGGCAGGCCGCCTGTGTGTGATCGCACCCCCAGTAAGCCGTGAACGTGTCGCCGGCAGCAGGCGAAGCATAAAGTGGATAGGAGAACAGCAGGGTTGTCCCGTTATCGTACTTAATATTGACCGTCAGGCCATTGTTCACACCGGATGTAAAAGTCAGGGTTCCCTGCGTGAAAGTTCCGGGGGTTACCCCGGACGGGTAGGCCGTCCATGAAACCGATGAAACGGATGGGCCGGGACTTGATGCCACGGTTCCATTGGCCGAATATGCGCTTTTGACTAAGGTGCAGCCGGAGTCAAAGAGCACATGCTGGCAGGCCGGTGAATAGACGTTGCGCGGCATCTGCAGGTCGAGCAGAACCAAATCCGAGTTGACGGTGATCTGTGCCGTCGTGCGTCCGATACTGTCGATCGTTCCGACGCGCCCCTTGAAGAGAACCACGCTGCCGATCGGGTTTTCCGTATCCGCCGAGGACCATGAATTCAGGAAGACCCTTGCGCGCCAGACTGCCGCGCCATCGAATATACCGCGCCCGAGCATTTGCAGGAACGGCTGGCCGCCGATCGTATAATTCGGGTTCGCCGAGATCGTGAGCTGCTGCTGATCGACTTCAAGACCTGTCGATGACTTATAGCGCAGACCGTTCACCAGAACGGAATTGGCGAGAAAGACATATCCCCCGAGCGTGATCGGAACGTCGGCATTGGTATAGGTAAGGATAAGCCCATTTGTGAGTGCGAAAGTGTAGCAGTCGGCGATATAGGCGGTCGCATCTGGGTCTTCCCGCAGCGCATTGATGTAGTTAATGACAGCGGTACTGGCATTTTTCACTTCACACTCCTGAATTTCAGCGTCTGCACCCGCCAGAGGCCGTTCATGAACTCCTCGAAATCGAGCTGGTCATCAAGAAAGCGGCAGTTGAACGCATAGGTGCAGGACGCAGTGACCGCCGATCCAGAGGCAGGGGCCGTTGTAAAAGTGATCTGATTCCCGCTAACGGTGAAGGCAGATGTGGCGATTCCGTTCACATAAACCGTGGGAGTCCCAGTGATCCACGATACTGGCTCCGTTTCGAGATACGGAAAGACGCCGTACTGGCGCTGGAGAGTGAAAACAGTATTCGTTCCGTTTCCAGTCGCCGGATAGGTAGAAATAGGGGATGTTTGAGTATTGTCGGATGGATCGGTGTAAAGGAAAGTATTGTACTGCCCCTGGCACATGAGATAAAGCCCCATGAGCTGTTGCAGCGACTGATAGCCGAGGCCCGCATAGATGCTGTTTGAGTCGAGTCCTTCAATCGCAAGCTCAAATTCATAGAGCGTTTGCGAATAGAATGGTGTGCGGACTTCGCGGCCAGATACATGGCTTGCTATCCGCGTCGAAAACATAGGACGCTTGTGGATCGAATAGGTAAGGCCGGGAAGGGTCGGGAAATTTCCTACGGGCATTGGCGGTCCTGGAGGTGCGTCGGGGGTTGGAGGGATAATGAAAGGGCCTTTCCCAGCCAGCCAGTTACCCGCTGGCCAGTTTCCGGCATCTCCCCAGACACTTGTGAGAACCGGAAACGTCGGAAAAGGCCTTGCGTCCCAGTTCCATACCGAGCAGAACGCAGGCTGCAACATTATGACGCCACCAACTGTCTCGTTGTTGCTAGGCGTGTCGGTGAACCAGTATTCGTAGAATGCCTGCAGGGCAAGGAGCTGCAGAAGATGGTCCTCTCTCGGTGCCCAGCCGCCGCCATCTGTCGGGTTCCAGATAGACCAGTATGCGGTTCCGCTTTCAACGGACCCTACCGAGTAGAAGAGATTGGGCTGATTTGTGCTCCTGTCATTTGACGGGAAGCCATATTCCGTAAAGGTGATCGACTTCGAATTTGGCACCCAGCCAGTCGGAGAACCTTGCGGAACCCAGCTTCCGCTCGTGTTTGGATAAATCGCATAGTGCTGATTATTCCACCACCAGCGAAGCTGCTTGTTGGCAAGGAGTTCCTGATTTGGATAATACTGGTTGCGGGACTGTGTTAGCCGGCCGCCCTCCGGCAGCGAGACCTGCAAGTCGGTTCCGTTCGGGTCTGGGCCACGCCCAAGATTGTTCGAGTCATTGTAGAACCAGTTGAACTTCTCACCGCCCTCGATGTTCGCCTTCAGATATTCTTTCGAGTAAATGGTAGGCGTCCCGGTAAGGCCAAGGTTACTCATTGTTGAAGGGCCGGGAGGCCACACCGCCGGCTTCGGCAGACCCCACGTCACGGTGTCGAGACCGCCTCCTCCTGTCGTCCAGTCCGATATGGGGAGGTAGTTGTCAAAACAGACGAGGTCTATGTTATTATGCGACCATAGTTGGTCGAGATGCGGCCATTGGCCAGGGTTTGATGGATTTGAGCCGGTATGTTGATATCCCATCCAGCTGGACCAGTCGGCGGCATAGGCAACCAGATTGTGCAGGTTCACCGTGTCCTTGGTTAGGGAAGCGGTATCGAAGACATGCCGGACTTCATCCGCAAGCTCCATCAGTCCGAGCGGACCATAGAGGAACGGGTAATCCCATGTTGGCGGACTTCCGGTTCCAGCGAGTGTCCAGGATGGACCGCGAATGGTTTCCAGGCCGCGAAGTTCAGATCCAATAAGGAATAGATCCACACCGCCGGCCACAACGCAAAGATTGGCATAGTGAAGAATGAACCTCCTAAATGTGAAGTCTGTTGCGGATCCTGAATAGGAAACCGTCAGATTTGTTGTGTCCTGCGTGAAATCTGAATAGGAGGCGGTGCCAAGAAAAGCCGCGACTGCGTTTGCCGCGCCGGTTGAAACATCGGCACTGTCGTAGGTGATGCGTCCGCGCCACGCCTTGTCGCCGTTGTCCATGAGAATGAACGGATAGAATACGACGCGGAACCCGCGATCCTTGAGGTACTGGATGCAGCGAACGATGGACTGATCACTTGGTGTACCGCCATAGGTAAAAGAACCATTAGCGTTCGTCGTGATCGGAATAAGTCCCGGTGACGTTTGTGTGAGCGAGGAGCACCGCCAGATATCGGAGGCCCAAGCCGAACCAGTCCATTTCTGGAATAGGCCGCCGATATAGGTTGTGGACGGATAGATTTTGCAGGCGGTTACGTCGGTCGAGTTGCCAAACCATGCACACACGATAGCAACCGTGGTACAAGCGTTTGGCGCCGGTGGAACAGGAAAGGCCGATTGGAGCTGCCCGATCGACACTTCAAAATCGGTTTGCGTGCTGCCGGCCTGCCATCCACTGAAATAGGTATTGATCCCGAGCATGGCGGGCTCGGTAGCACGCTGCCCCTGATATGGCACAGTGTCATATGTAAACTCGCCAGTCGACGGCAAGAGGTTCACGCCGTTGACATAGAGCGTCATGCTGCCTCAAAAGATTTTACGAGAACTTTTTGAAAATACGATAAGCTGCGTACTTATAGGATCTAGCAAGACCATACCAGCCTAGGAGTCCTGTGTCAGAGTATCTCCTGCAGAGGCCATAATTTATCGGCCATGCCAGTCATTCAGATGTTCTCAAGCTTTCTGAGCCCGAGATGCGTACCTGTGCGCACGCTCTCGTTTACCGTCCGCATGATTGTCTTGCCATGCGTCTGAAAAAATTGTCTTACACTTTGGGAATCCATGGCAGACACATTGAAGTTCAAGGCATGATGCACATGAACTGTTCCCCCGGCACCGCCACTGGACTCCATTATGCTGCGAAACGCCCCCGCCGGACCGGCCGGAATAATCATTTCCCCTCGGTGGACCTGAGCAATCATATCATTTGGCAGGCTCCAGGCTCCGCTCGCGAAAGATGCAAGGCCTGCTCCAGCGCTCATCACCGCCGCTTCCGCACCTGCTGCAGGCCCGGCGGCGGCTGGCCCCATAACAGGCGCAAGGAATCCAAAGACACCAGCAAATGTCTCTCCGGCCGAAGCCATAATAGATTTCAAGACTGCGCTTATCGTGCCTGCCATAGACGCTGCTGAGGCTGACGTTTCGAGTCCGGTGCGCGCCGCAGTTCCGGCGGCGACTGCCGCCGTTCTGGAGGTCTCTCCGGCCTGTACCGCTGCCGTCTGAGCAGCAACAGCGGCCAGCCAGTCGGCAACCATTTTCACATTCGCTTGTATGAATGACTGGAGGATCTGCAAGGATACATTCCTCGCTGCATCCCGAAGCTTCATATGCCCGGCAATCATCTCCATAATCGATGACGATACGCTTGAACCTATCCTCTCGAATGTACGTCTGTAGTCACTGTCGAGTTGCTGGACTGCGCTTCGTTCGATTTCCAGCCTCCGGAGTGAGGATTGGCTTGTAAGTTCGTCTATTTGACGTTGAGCCGAGGCATAAGCAACAGTCCCTTGTTGATAAGTACCTCTCAAGAATTCCAGGTGTTGACGTTCAATATTCTCACGCTGCGTTTCCAGAGCAAGAAGACCTGCAAGCTCTTCTTGGCGGGAAATCTGTGCCATCTGAGCCCGCTCCCTGATAATTGCAATTTGTTCTTTTAACTCATTTTGAGCTATATCATAGCGAGTCTGCTCGTTCTGCCGTGTAATTGCAAGTTCGGTGTCACTGGACGTCTGCGCCGTTGAGATCTTCCTCGCCGCATCGGTTGCATAGGATTGTGATAATGAAACAAAACTTGCATTAATCTGCGCGGCACCGCTGCGTAGGGTATTTGTTGTTGCCTCCACCGCACTTGTCGCCCGTTGCATTCCCTTTTGCAAGTCGGACACGTCGGCGGTGAAAGTAATGGACACATCGTCCGCCATGTCTTTCCTTTCATAAAGCTTCAATCTACGTTAAACATTCATGTTTTTGAACAGCATGTATTTTTCCATGCTATAGGCCATCGGCAAGGCGAACAAACCCGCTTGGAAAACGAGCCATTAGTCCCCCTATCCCGCTTGGATCCGACTTGCTATTTGCGATCTGCTCCGGTCTTTGCTCAATACGATACACACACTTTAAGATTTCATGTGTTGGAGGAAACTCACGCCAATAGATAAAGAGGTTCAACACATCATACATTGTCATTTCATCGATCTGCGCGGGCGTGTACCCACAACTTGCCATAAGCCTCGCGTAGATGTAGCTAAAATCTATGCGGGGAGATCCATTACGCGGAGCTCGCCCGCCTACACTTCCCCCAGCCTGGCATCTCCACGCGTTGGCGCTTCAACAAAACCACCGAGGTGTAAGACTGTAGCCATTGCGGCACCGATCTCCGGAGCCGTCGCCTCAATATCCCCAAGAGATGAAGCTTCATGGGGATGGTCGCGGCCCAACGCAATCGCAACAATAGCGATTGCTGCTGCCACATTGCTTTTTGTCTCGTTGGCAGCCGACATAAGAATGGGTTCGATTTCCTGCACTTGGCGCAGCGTCAATGGACGGACAAGCCACTCATGCGTGCCAAGCCGTATCGTCTGAGATTGAGGGCGCATATCAGGATGCCTCCGCAAACGACCAAGTCATTACATTACCCGCTGCGTCCGCAAAACAAGAGAAATCGAATTCTGGCATGGTAAAATCTTCAAGCTTTGTGCCGAATGTTAGCTTATTAGATGTGCAATTGTTCAATTGCAGGGAAACGGCCTGCCCCTGGAATGTCGTATAGAATTTTGCCTTGAACGTCGGCGTTGTGCCAAGCAATTGGTTAGTAACCTGAATCTTCTGGCCAGAGCTAGAGATTGCATACGTATAACTAATTAGCACCTTGACACCTGCAAGGTTGTCGGCCGATGAGAAGGTGTAAACGCCTGTCGCTGTGTTGACAGTGTATTGTCCTGCGGCAGGATTCGCCGAAACAAGCTGCATAGGAATGCCGGTTTCCGCATTGATCACACCCGCATCGTCAACGTAGGTCGCGGAATTGGCGACAGTTATTTGGTATTGGCCAGACGATCCTGGAATTGCTGTCGGTCCCTCTGCGTATGAGGTTGCGATCTGACCAAGCTGTGGAGTAACTCCATAATACAAACTCGCAAAAGCTATTCCGGAAATTCGAGCCACCTTGGCTTTCCCCGTTGTCTTTATCGTGCCTCGCGCGATCGCCACAGGACGCTGATACTGACCGGTAAGCTCTTTGATCGTAGCGGTCTCCTCGATCGTGACCTCCTGTACAAGACCAAAGTTAACTGGCGTTGCGTTGGCAATATCTGTCCGTGTTCCGAGCAATACCCCAGAGCCGAAACTATACATGGTTTACCTCTTTCGTTCGACAAATACCTGGCACCTGATGGAACTGCCACGGCAACATAATCATTAGAATGGCGTATCTATATACGTTCATCATACTGGGCGCCTGCTTCTAGCTCAATCCAAGCGGATAAACGCATGCCAGATTGATCACCGGACGATGAGGATACCAGGAATAAAAGCTGGAAATTGGTTCTTGGGAACTGCCGGTGCCGCAATCCCCATATCGAGCAGATCCTGATTTGTGGCCGGTCTCGTGTCATCTCCTCCTCTTAGGCTCCGCATTTCACATCCTTGGATAATCACCCGGGCGTTCGCGCGCTCCGTTGCTATCGTCAACATCTGATAATCCTTCAAATACTGTTATCCGCACGCCGCAATGGCTGCAAACAGAACATCTCTCAATCTTCTGGTTTCCATGGCGGAAACGATTTGAGTGGCCAAGCTTAAGATGAGGTCTGCAACCTATGGCAAGATAATTCTAATAGGGACAATCAAAAGCCCATCACCGTCAACATCACCCGGATCTTTCAACACCTTTCCATCAATGCGGCAGTTATAAACTGCACCGCCGAGTGTGTTCCGTCCACTCGCCGTATCTGCTCCAGAAAGCGCGAACGCGTTATCGATGGCGTCCATCACTTCGTTGATGAGCATCGCACCTATTGTCGCTGGATCCTTGGCATTCAGGTAGACGAACACCTTGGCTTCGATGACGCGTTTGGGAACAGCGCCCTCCGTCCAAGAATAGGTTTCTTGGCCGCCCTCGAAAAGGAAGCAAGCTGGCCGGCTTGCCGCGGGCACATCGGTCCAAAGCCTAAGCCGCCTTGCCGGTCCAAGTTTCCATGGGTATGCGTTTGCGATGATATTCATGAGCGCCGCAATGGCGTTCTCTCGTACCGTCATACCGTCCAGCTCCCTACAATTGCTTAAAGCAGGCTCTTGCTAACCATTCATTCGCTTCTATGTACTTCGGTTCACATCCCTATCGCAGCGCATCAACAATAGCCTGCTTAAGATTGACCTTTATATCATCGCGCATTTCCTTAAGTGAGCTCGTAAGGTAAGAGCGTGCTTGGATTAGCGAACCTGGGTGATGGACGTGTTTCGCGAAAACCTCATGCCCATTCAAGGCAAAAGCCAGCACCTTGGCATTCACTGCAATGATCTCATGAGCTGCGGTTTTTCCGCCGAATTCCTGAATCGCGGCATAGGGCACGCCGACGCTGGAAACAGTGACCGATAAGTCACTCTCCTCATTATCTACTGACGATACGATGGACTGCGCGAGAGCGCCTGAACGGGGCTGAAGTACTGCGCCAGAAAGCTTTTGCTGTATCCGGGTCTCGAGAGCATTACGAAGAGCCTCCGCCTGATCCGATAGTGCATTTCGTACTGCCTCCACATCGAAGATCACCTCGATCATGGCGTAATTAGCCTCCGGTAAGGCCCAAGGGTACTCGCAACGTAATCTGGAATATCCTTAACGATGAAACCAATGCTCTCTTGCCCGCCGAGCGACTTCGAGCGCTGTCCTATACGTGAGCGATAGGCATATCGTTCTGCCACCCAATCCGTACAGCAAGACGCGAGATCGGCTGGCACATAGCCATAACTAATGAGAACGGTTGCTCCTGCATCAGCTTGAGAAAAATTATAAATACCATTTGTTACCGCGTATTGCCCGGCCGCGGGAACGCCTGCAACCATTTCTAGCGCAACTTCGTTTGAGTAAGTGACGCCAGCATCACTGCCCCAATCACCGTAAGGAGCCTCCACGGGAACGCTGTAAGGAGGGTTCAAAGGGATCACTGCACTTTCGTTCGCAATCTGGTATCCGGCCCGATAGGAAATCGTGACGTTCTGCACACCGCATGCAAATAGATAGCGGCGTAAAGACAGTCTCTGCATGGCTCCAGGCGGGGTACCGCCAGATGTCTCTAGAACATAACCGGCCTGAGCGCTCGCACCCACGGTTAGAGAAGGTGAAGGCGGGATGGAGATACCGTTTATTACGCAAGAGGAGATCTCAATGACCGGCCATTGTTTAAGTACAATTGAAAAATCATTTCCACCATCACGTACTTCGACATAGTCCGCCGGCAAGATCGCTGGCCTATCAATAAAACTTAGTATTGCCCGGCTAATTTGCGTGATCATCTGAGCAAGAAGAACATCATCATCGGTGCCCGAAATATCGAGCCAGGACTTCACATCAGAGAGGCTAATGAGATCAAAGGGAGAGGCCATTTTATTGAAATCCTGCTGTCAGGCGTTGCGTTCATGCAACAGCCCATTGTCACGAAGTTAGCCGCATTCTTTCTCAGACGCAGGCTTTCCTGGGTATCCGCGGACCTAACTGTTTGAGAGCCCTTAACCTCCAGCCGCGCTCCGTATAGCAGCGCGCAGTTCATCATTGGTCACGGGAAGGGATACCCGAATCCCCTTTGCCCTCAGCAAGGTAAACAGCTCCCGGCGTTTCATCTCCGATATGTCATTAATTCCGGCGCTGGGCTCTGTGATACCGGCTCCGGCGCCCACACAGGTATCCAATGACCTCGATGGCTTTCCTGTCCCGGGCTGATCTGGTTGCCTCACAGATTGAGCAACCGCCATATGGCCGCCGCCGCCGCTCTCCCTTTGTTTATCGTCCAGCGGAGTTAACCCGTGCGAGATGAGACTCATCACGCTGCTCTTCTTGACTTCGATGGATCCATCTTCGGCTATTTCAAGGATTTTTCCTTCATGGGAGACTGCACAGCAGCCTGTTGGAACCCGTAGCTTCATCCTGATGATTCCTCATTAGGTACCGTAATCGGTCTTCTCCGGCGAACTCATGAGTTCGCCGGAATCCCGACAAAAGACGTCGTGTAGCTGGTATCTTCTAGCTGCAACTCACGTCTAAGAAACACAAGAAGCACCGATGAGCAGAATGGTTAGCCGTTACCAATATTTGTGATTAATGCCAAAGATGGCGGGAAGTAGTTTTGCAGAACTTCATCCGCATAGACCCCATACTCATATCTGCGGCTGCGAAGGGGCCATTCAATCTGGTAATAATCTTGCCGCGTGCGAATTTGCATGATGTTGCCAACGCCTGCAAGCGGATATGGCAGCGTCTTTGTTGTCATGAGAATTGTTCCAGAGGGCATGTTTGGATGTACCCTTATGTCTATGACGCTACCACCCTGCATCGAAAACCGGTTTAAATAAGTACGAACCATTATGCCGCCGCCAACTAGATCTTGCGGAGATTCGAAAACGAAACGCTGTGCAGCGGTTTGTGATCCAGATAGGATCTTTCTTGAGATATTTAAGGCCTCCTGCGAATTTACCCACATTGTATCTGGAGAAAGCCGGTAGCTATCCCACATATGTTTCAAGACAGTGTCAATCTCTATGATACCACCAGAACTATCTGATGTGAGTGGTGTTCCAACGCCAGGTGTCCCAGAAGCCATCGTATAGATGTACGATCCGGAACCCGGAATGAGTGCCTGATAAATGAGACCGTCAAATGCAAGTGCATTCGTAGAATTGTCAATGTATGAGCCATTGACCTGCAGAGAAGCCACCTTTTGCGTTCCAGTTGCCGATGCGGTAATCACCACCGAATTTATCGTTGTAATCGCGCCAAGCGTTTCATTACCAACAGATCCCCAAAACCAGGCATATCCTAGAGCCCCAGTGACCGGAACGACGCTTGCACTAATTGAGCTCGTTGTGCCTGTCGTTGCCACAGTCGCATTTGCGCTGGGTATGGCCACGCCACCCCCAAAAATGTCGTTCGAACCATCGGCGTTGATGCGCGTGATTTGCCCTTGGATACCACCTGCGATGCTCCCATTCATAAGTCCATCGAGAGTCAAAGCAACGCAAATGACAGACCAGGTCTGAGTAGTGAGCGTTCCTCCGGTGGTCAATGCCGTTAGTGTCGGTGTGGGGGTTGTGCCGAGAGGCACCGAAGTGCAGCCTCCAAGGATCATCGCTTCTTCGCCAAGCATCAGAGCTTCAAGGCCCGTCTTAGCTGCAATCGCACGGATGTCGTCGAACCCCTGACCTGCATACTGGGCCTCGAAATCGACACTCGTTTCAATCCCGATTCCCTTGTAAGTTGCGGTGTAGGACTGTGTGTTTACAGCCATGACGCCGCCTCGATTTGCTGACGAAACACCAAAACGCAAACCGCTTGTATTGATTGCAGTCACCGCGCGCCACGCAGCCTGGATGCCGCCCTTTCCGGAAACGCGGGGAATCATGTTGCGTAAGGGCGTCAATACCGGATATAGAAACTTCGCGCCAAGCTCCAAGTCGTAGAATGTCAGCCCCGATGTGGCACTCGCGCTTTCTGAGAATGTGGACTTTTCGAGTCCGCTGAGGCCTTTGAATCGCGGATCACCAAGCGGCCTTTGCTGCGCTGCCTTAAGCCTGTCCAGAACATCCTGAACATTGGTCTGCGTCATCATATCTAGCTCCTAGCCGGTGGAATTTCTAGAGTGTTTTCGGAAGTCAGTCTTAACTGATGAGGTCAGGCTGTCTGCACATGCCTATTGCGGGACTGGAGGGCTCGCGAAAGGCCCCGTCAGCTAAGGCGACTTGAGCGCTCAGGCGTCATGCAGGAAAAAGATGCTTAGCGTAGCGGCGGCCGACCGTTCCGCTGCGCCAATTTGATGGCGAGAACCGAAAGAGCATCCGGGTTCGAAAGCAGTGTCTCGGCATCGCCGGAAACTTCATCCATCCGGTCCTCGCTTTTTGAAATGACCCGCGAGTGGCCCACGAGTGGTAAAGGTAAGGGCTGATCCTCTATATTCTTAACCCGGCGCAAGACATCGGCGAGCGTTTCAGCAAGGACGTTGAAGCTTTTTTCCAGATTCCCCTGCGACATTTTCTGCGGCGTGCACACAGCACCAAGTTCCACTGCAGTGTCATGCATGTGCTGGATTCTCGTTTGATCCGCCTCGTTGTTGCGGGCGCCAATCTTCAGAAGATTGCTGCTTTTTAGACCGGCGGTCTTAAGAGGTGCTGAAGCCGGCGATGCTTGCGAAACGTCAGTGTGTGCGAGTTCACCAGTTTCTTCACTTACCATGCTGCGCAGAATAGAAGAGGCACGCGCGACAAGATCGCGCAACTCACCTGGCACATTGGAATCGTCCTGCTCGGACATCTCCTCTAATTCCGCTGCATTTTGCAGCCAGTTCAATTCATCAATGATATGCGCAAGCCGTGCTACAGTGTCCATTTCTTTGCTGAAGTGTCTCTGTTCACGTGTTCCATCAGCCTTGATCAGTTCGAACGTCGCTTCCGGCAGGCATGGCAGATCAACGAGAGAGATTTCACTTGGAGCCGCAGTGTAACGTGTACGCCCTTCGGTATCTGTCCACCGGCGTTCGTAGGTCCCTCCCTGCGAGAAGCCGGTATACACGCCTTCTAACACTTTTGCCCATTCGGCATCATCGACGACCTTGGCACAGATCTCGATCTGCTTTGCATCATCATTAAAAGTGATCTTGGTCACCTTTCCGGCCGCGACATTTCCATGCATTGCACGCAGGTTGCCAAGAGATTTGCCACGGGTTGACTTGGCAATCTCTGCCGACCATTTTTCGTAGAGCGGCTTGGTGGAGGCATAATCGCAGATCTCGCCAGCGCGATCTTCCTTTTCTGCAGTTGCGATGCCATAGACGCAGCGGTGCGCTGCGTCGACCTTTGTGATCGGAATGAACATACGCAGCACGGACATGAATACTCCTTGCTTTACGAATAACGAATGAGGGACGAGATGGCTTCTCTCTAGAGAAGCTGAAAACGGTGTGGTTTTGTTTCTGCAGACTATCTAAAAAAGTGGCACGCGAACTGCCAGGCACCTCGGGTGAAAGCCGCTGCCGGTCCTTCGGTGTCTTCTCGACAAACCTTCAAGCGGTAGTAAACTCTCCCGGGTCCAGCGGCAGTGCCGATTACGTAGTCTGATGCCTGCCTGGTAATTCTGAGGTCGCGCGCCCACACATCCTGGCATCCAAACAGATGAAAGTAGTGAAAGCCGAGGTGCGCTTCTTTATTCCGGCAGCGGAACAAAACCCGCATTGGTGAGGGTCATCGGCTTGCCCGCCGACGCCTGCGCCAGCGGAGGCCGGCCAAGCGCCGCCCGCGCCTCATTGATGGTCAGGATACCCTTGGAGGTATAGCCGGAAAGGATTGCCTCTTGCGCCACGGGATCAGTTTCGTGACCCGCACTCCAAATGAATTCGAGATCAGCTGCTTCAAATTCGCTCGCAAGAATATCATCAATGAGCGCCTTCACCCAGGCAAGGATCGGCGCAAGACCTTCCTCCTCGGCAATCTCCTTTTGAGTCTCGGCCGTGGCACGATTGATAGGCTGAATGAGGGCTTGTGGGGATATCGAGAAAGCAAAGCAGACGATGCGTGCGAGCCATTCATCGAATGCTCCCTTGAGCTCGGGCTCCTTCGTCTGGATGAAAGTCTTCGCGACGCCGCCAGGCACGAATTTGGCCCTTCTGCGCCGGCTGAGATCGCCATCGAAATAGGCATCCCAATATTTCTGATAGGAGGCGATCTGATCAGGCGTCCAGCTTTCTGGAACACCGATGAGGCTATCGGGGATATTCCCTTCTGAGAAATAATCGAGAAGGTAGGATTGCCGGCGCAGGGCGATGTTCACTGTCGTGATCACCTGCTCCACAGGGCTCATGCCATAAATGTGATTGACGCGCAGATTACGCGGCCTGTATATCAAGTCCCGTACAGAATAATTGACCGCAGGATAACCTTTCAGGATCTGCTGATATGCAGCAGGATAGACAAGCTTGCCGTCCTCGTAGTACGGTTGCGGCGGACGGCCCCATGGGTCGATCACGGGCTTGATTGTTGCACCGTCGAGCGGCATAAGCGCTTTCAGCCGGCCGCCCCGGTCACGGCTCATGTAGAGTGCCGGAGCGTCGGTGACAAATACCTCTTCGAGCAAAATGCGCAGCCAATCGGCAAATCCATGAATGCCATCCGGGCGAGCGAAAAAACTCTTTAATACTGCGATACGTTCCGTGTCCCTTACTGAATGTGCCGTCTTGTCCCGCGTAGTGATGATCCATGATTGACGTGCTGCCTGATCTTTACGCGTCTCGATAATAAGACGTAAAAGATCATAGCCGTCCGCAAGCGCGCGCAGCGTTCCGAAGGTCAGCGGCTCGTAGGGGCGCGGGAGCGTCGAAAGATTATAGCCGGCCGGATAGTCCCATTGGCGTCCGGCAACCTCGGGCGGCGCGAGCGGCGTGATGGGATCGAGAGGGCCGAACCAATCCGCTGCCTCTTCCGCATTTTTGATCCCAGCAAAACTGACACTGACCTCATAGGGGCTAAGCGGCCAGCTTCTTTGCCCCGCACCGCGCTCGGCCATGCTGATTCCTTCGTGCTTGAGGTGATTTCCTTTAGCCGTTCCTTAGGAAGGCAACGCCCCGCCCTATGCTTACGGCGTCATATGCGGCTCGAGCCTTCCGCCTGACGGCGGTAGAATTCGATGATGCCTGTATGATCGCCGCTCCCGAAGAGATACGTCAGAGCCCAGATGGCGGCGTCGGCATGATCGGGACTCCCGCCTCCCATGTAACCCGCCACCGAAAACGCGCAAAGCTGATCTTCTAGTTTTCCAAATCGTCCGGCATGATGGACTTGGCCCTGTGCGTAGCGCACGGAGACTGGCTCAGCACGGACTGCCTTGCCTCGGCTCGCGCTCACGAGGCGTACAGGCACATTCGGGTCCGCCGCCTGGAGTGTCGCGCGAACCATCTCACCGCCAAAGTTGCTTTCGGCCACGATGCAATCGGCACGGAATTCATGAAAGGCGTTGACCGCCCGCCTGCCCCAGACCGCCGGAGCCTCGCGGCAGGAAAGGTCCTCGAGGATGTAGCAATCCCCATCAAATCCTCTCGCCGCGACGATGATACCTATCTCATCTGCGCCAAGATCATCTCGTCCCGCCGCCCCTGAAGGATCAACGGCCACGACAACCGCAGCGCGCTTATCATCTGAAATATCCTCAGGTGCACATCGGTTTGCGTCTATTGTCTCAAAGGTCCATAGTGCACCGTCGATTTCATCAACATAAACACCTTCATAAAAACGTTTGCGCTGCCTCTGCGGAAGATTATCGAGACTTGCCAGGAATTCCCCGGAAAGATTCGCCGCATTGTCAGGAGGGTTTAAGAAAGCGCGCTGGTAATTCTCGGGATCTTTGAGTAGCTGTTTTGAAATAGGATCACGTTTGTCGCCAAAAAGAATATTCGTCCAATGTGACTTGCCAACCGGATTGAGATCTACAAACGCATGCTGGCGAATTCCATTCGTTACTTGGGCAAGCCGCGTGAAAGCAACCAATGCGGAGGAATAAGGTATCTGAGAGGCTTCGTTCAGGAAGATGGTGGCATATTCGAGGCCGAGGATTTTCTCAACGCGGTCTTTATCATCGAGTCCGCCAATCCAAATGCGCGAGCCATTCGGCAGGGCAAAATAGCCATCCTGCCTGTGCTCCTTGAGCGTCACGCCAGGGAAACAAAGATCGACCACTTGAGGCAGCGTCCCGAGTGCGATGGAAGCCCGCGCAGCATTGGCCCTAAAACGCAATATGGCATGACGTGAACCTTTCTCTTGAAGTGCTCGTATCAGAATGGCACGTACGATAAGGAAAGTCTTACCCGAGCGTGTACCGCCTGCTAGACAAGTATAGCGCTGCGGCCCATCCAAGAGGCGGCGAGCCGCTTCCTGGCCTGCACTGAATGATACCAT